GGTGTTTGCGCGCCGCCGTTTTTGCGCAGAAATAGAATTTTCTTAAACTAATCATATACTTAGAGTACACTGTTCATTTAGTACAGGAGAAAGTGATGCCAAGCACTGGTGGAGTTAAGATCGGTAGCACCTACGACCAAGAGCGGACTAGGAAGATGGCTGCTGATGCAAGGATTGCTGAAATTGAGCTTGCTAAAGTGGAGGGGGAGCTTGTTAATGCTGAAGAAGTTGTCACGGCGTGGACTGATGTAGTTGGAGCGGTGAAAGCTAAGCTCTTGTCTATCCCGACAAAGGCCGCACCATTGATGGCTGCTGCTGATTCTGCTGGCGCTTGCCAGATTATCCTTGAAGACCTAATTAACGAATCATTGGAAGAATTATCGAATTATGACCCACAAACAAACCCCACCACCACTACTTCGGGATCACTTGAAGAAGGCGATGACGACCTTCCGGCCTCCGCCGCGCCTAAACGTAAGCCAGTGGGCCGACCAAGAAAGACGGCTAGACTCACAAAGTAGTGCGGAACCGGGTAGGTGGTATACGAGTCGTGCTGAATACCAACGTGGCATCATGGATGCGTGTTCTGATCCGTCTATTCAAGAAGTTGTTGTCATGGCTGGAGCGCAACTTGGGAAAACCGAGGTTATTCTCAACATTGTGGGCTATCACATTGACAATGACCCTTCTCCTATACTGGTGCTGCAACCTACTCTTGAAATGGCTCAGGCGTTCAGTAAAGACCGGGTGGCAGCTGGCCTCATCAAAAGCACTCCAGCTCTTCGAGGGAAGGTAAAAGACCCTCGAGCAAGGGATTCTGGCAATACAACTCTGCACAAGGTCTTCCCCGGTGGGGCCTTGACGATGGTGGGCGCGAATAGCCCATCGGGACTGGCCTCGAGGCCGATTAGGATAGTTTTGTGCGATGAGGTTGATAGGTACCCGCCCTCAGCAGGAAGTGAGGGAGATCCTATACAGCTGGCTAAGAAGCGCTCCGCCACCTTCTGGAATCGCAAGTTAATACTCGTATCCACCCCCACAAACGAAGATAACAGTCGGATTCAAGACGCATTTGAGAAGTCTGACCAGCGGCGTTATCACGTTCCTTGCAAACACTGTGAAACAGAACAAGTTTTGAAGTGGTCAAACGTCAAATGGCAGGATAATGACCCAGATTCCGCTCAATACGTCTGTGAACACTGCGGAGTCCTTTGGTCTGACGCTGATAGGGTCTGGTCTATACGAAATGGCACTTGGATCGCTGACAAACCGTTCAGAGGGGTCGCTGGATTCGCTATATCGGGCCTATATTCGCCTTGGACACCCCTCCCCGACGCTGTAAAAGAGTTTTTGGCGGTCAAAAGCAACCCAGAGCAGCTGAGAGTGTGGACTAACACCTATTTAGGCCAGACATGGAGTGATATCGGGGAGACAGTTGACGATTATATGCTGTCTGAGCGTCGAGAAGAGATGCCTAAAGTGCCAGATGACGCTTTAATTCTGGTTGCTGGTGTCGATGTACAGGATAATCGACTAGAAATCTCGATAATTGGGTATGGGAGGGATGATGAATCTTGGGTTATCGACCATATCACCCTTTACGGAGATCCATCTACTCCGCAGCTATGGACTGCTCTCGACTCCTACCTGTTCGCCCAATACGAAACCGAAAACGGCAGACAAGTCGCCATCCGCGCCGCTTGTGTTGACTCTGGAGGCCATTTCACCAACTCCGTGTACGCTTACTGCAAAAAGAATGCTGGACGCAAGGTGTTTGCAATCAAAGGTATGGGCGGAGAAGGCAAGCCCGTCGCTGGTCGTCCCAGCAAAAACAATGTTGGTCGCTGCCCACTATTCCCGATTGGGGTAGATACCGTAAAAGATCTGATGTTTGCTCGAATGCGGATACAGGAAAGCGGGCCGGGGTATATGCACTTCTCAGATAAGCTGAATGATGAGTATTTCCGCCAACTTACTGCCGAAAAGATCGTCACTAGGTATCACAAGGGGTATAAAAAACGGGTTTTTGAGAAGATTAGAGCCAGAAATGAGGCGCTTGATTGCATGGTTTACGCCTATGCAGCCTATGCTATTATTGGTATAAATATCAATGGTTTAGCGGACAAACTTGACGAGTCTTCTGTTTTGGAAGACAATACGCAGGCGAAAGAAGTTCCCGTAACCCCAAACAAGCGTCCATTTGTACCTAGAGCGGGGCGCAGTTTTGCTAACTCATGGCGGTAATTTATGGCGAACCTGTTTGATGTGGCGAATGCTCCTACAACGGAGCCAGAGAGCTTCACGGTAGGGGATTACGTTCAGTGGAAGCGCACTGATTTCGTTGGAGATTATCCTACCTCACTATATTCAGCTCAGTATGTAGCCAGAGAGCATCAGGGCGGCAGTGCAGAGTTCACCGTTGATGCCACCGAGGTGAGTGATGGCTATTTATTCACCATCACTTCGTCTGTTAGTGCCACCTATGGCGCTGGGAAGTATCACTGGCAGTTAGAGATTACCCAAACTTCAAGCGGTAATCGCATCGTCTTAGACGAGGGTGATTTCAATATCATCGTTGATCTCGATGATAACCAAGCCGATCCGCGCATCTTCGCTGAGAAGATCATTGCCAAGATTGAAACACTGTTGCTCGGCAAGGCTGATGCGGACGTTAGCTCTTACTCGATTGCTGGCAGATCTCTAACCAAGATGTCATTTCAAGAGTTGATTGACGCTCGAGAGTTCTACCGGGCGGAAGTCTTGCGGCATGAAGCTGTTGAGAACGCCAAAAAGCACAAGACCGGCTCATCCACTATTAAGGTGAGGTTCTGATGGGGATTTTAGATAGATTTAGAGCCAAGCCCAAGAAAGTTGTGCCGTTCAAGCGGTCTTACGCTGGAGCAAACACTTCTAGGCTGTTTGATGACTTCCGCTCTTCAGAGAGAAGTGCTGATAGCGAGCTAAAGCCAGCACTCACCCGTTTGCGCTCTCGCTCTCGGGATCTAGCTAGAAATAACGAATATGCAAAGAGATACCTAACCCTGTTGAAGAACAATGTGGTTGGAGATCGAGGATTTACCTTACAAGTCAAAGCCTTAGCGTCTGGCGGAAAGCTAGATGAGTCTGGGAATCAGGCGGTTGAAGAGGAATGGCGCTCTTGGGGTAGATACGGGAACTGCACAGTAGACGGTAAAATGTCATGGATTGATGTGCAGAAGATGATTGTCGAGTCGGTTGCTCGAGATGGCGAAGCCTTCGTGATGATTCATAGAGGGGCTGAGTTCAAGGATTCCTTCAGCTTGCAAATCGTTGAGCCTGATCGTATAGATGTGGAGTTCTCTGAGTACCTGAAGAACGGTAACGAAGTTCGCATGGGTGTGGAGATTGACAGGTTCAAGCGCCCAGTTGCTTATCACATGCTCTCTTATCACCCCGGTGACTATGACTTCACCTCAATGTCAAAGAGTCCGAAGCATATACGCATACCTGCTGAAAAAATGTTTCATGTTTTCAAGCAGTTACGCGCAGGTCAGACTCGAGGTGAGCCTTGGATGGCACCGTCTATGGCTGGTCTGAAACAGTTAGGGGCGTTGCGTGAGGCGGCGGTAGTGAATGCTCGAGTCGGGGCATCAAAGATGGGGTTCTTTACCTCCCCCGCTGGCGATGGGTTCGTTGCAGATGACCTTGATGGCACTGTGCCTATCATGGATGCGGAGCCGGGCACGTTTCATCAGTTGCCGCAGGGCGTTGAGTTCACCTCATTTGATCCGCAGTACCCCTCTAACGAGTTTGACAGCTTCCATAAGGCAATCCTTAAGGGTGTCGCTAGCGGCCTCGAGGGAGCCTCCTATACGTCCTTATCAAACGATCTGGAAGCAACCAGCTACTCTAGCATTCGACAAGGTGCGCTCGAGGAGCGTGACGCTTACCGAAACATACAAACCTTTATGATCGACAGCTTCATTCGTCGCGTTTACGAGGCTTGGTTGTCTTCCACGATGGAGATGGGCGCAATTATCGTGCCCGTCCGTGAATACGATAGGTTTGCTAGTAAGAGTGAGTTCCGTGGAAGGGCTTGGAGTTGGGTTGATCCGCAGAAAGAAATGACTGCCGCTGTTCTTGGACTGAAGAACGGCATCTTGAGCCTGCAAGATGTTGCCGCGAACTACGGCAAGGATACTGAAGAACTGCTGGCTCAGATTCAGCGAGATAAGGCGTTGATGGAGCAGTTTGGAGTTCAGTATGCGCTGGAGCCGTATGCTGCGCAGATGTTGCCCGTAGAAGCTGAAGTAGCTGGAGATTCAGATGGCGACCTATAAGGGACGAGAGATCAACACTAAGCCCACAGAAGCTATGGTCACTGAAGCAGAGCGGGGGCTGGAGTGGCGGCGCGAGTTTGGTAGGGGCGGAACTGAGGTTGGTGTTGCTCGAGCGCGAGACATTGTTAACCGCAAAGAGCTGTCTATCGACACTATGAAGCGGATGTTTTCATTCTTTTCTCGCCACGAGGTCGATAAAGAGGCTGAGGGTTTTAGGCCCGGAGAGGAGGGCTACCCGTCTGCTGGCAGGATTGCTTGGGCCTTGTGGGGCGGTAACGCTGGATTCGCTGTTGCTAAAAGAGTTATGCGGCAAGTAGATGCCGCTGACGAAGAGGATGATCGCGCCCTCACTGGTGCGGTAAAGAAGGGTTTGCAGAAGAAGGCCGACGATCACAACGAGGAGTATGGTGATGACCCAGCTAAAAGAACGAATCTTAGAACTTTATCAGCAGTTTTTAGACGCGGTGTCGGCGCTTATAAGACGAATCCGGGGTCTGTTCGACCGAATGTAAAGAGTCCCGAGCAATGGGCGTATGCCCGCGTCAATTCATTTTTGTATGTTTTACGCAACGGCAAGTTCCGTAGCGGCAAGCATGACACTGATCTATTGCCGAAAGGCCATCCACTAAGCTCTGATGATAGGCAAATTGATTCAGAAACCGAGCATAAAGGGAGTGACACCATGGATAAAAGCATGGAAAATCAACAACTTGAAGCCGAAATCGGAGAAGTTACTTTGGATTCTGAGAGACACATAAAGAACGTCGAGGAGACTGATGACTCATACATCATCGAGTTCGGCAAAGCGGAAATGGAAGAGCCTGATGAGGCGACTGAAGAAGTTGTCGAAGAAGTTGAGGGGGAGGTTGTAGAGAACGGCTACAACGACGAAGACCGCTCAATAGAATCTAACATGACTCGCGCCATGGCGATGGAGATGTCCCCGGTTGATGAGGACAAGAGAACAGTCCGCATGGCTATCTCTAGCGAGGAGCCAGTTTCGCGCTCATTCGGCATGGAAGTTTTAGAGCATTCAGAAGATGCGATGGACTTATCGTTTCTTAAATCTGGACGCGCCCCCTTGTTACTGGATCACGACCCAGAAAAGCAGGTTGGCGTTATTGAATCTGTAAGCCTCGATGACTCGGCCCGGCGACTCCGGGCGACGGTACGCTTTGGAAAAGGCGCACTTGCTAGAGAGGCTTTCGATGATGTTACCGATGGTATCAAGGCTAATGTGAGCATTGGTTATTCGGTACAACAGATGGAGCGGCAGGACAAGGACACCTATGTGGTCAAGAGGTTCCGCATCCATGACGCACGTTTGGTGTCTATCCCCGCTGATGTGACAGTTGGTGTGGGTAGGTCTGACGAGGCTTCGCAACAACCAGTGTTCGTAACTGACAATATGGAGAAAACTATGTCAGAAGTTGATGTACAAGCGGTTGAGGCACAAGCCCGTCAAGCCGCTCAGAAGAACGCCGCTCAGATCGTTGAGCTTGGCGCTCGTCACCACAAATCAGATATGGCTCAAAAAGCTATTGCTGACGGTGTAAGCATTGAAGAGTTCCGTGGTCAACTGCTAGAAGAAATCGGCAGCACCCGCGCTCTTGAAGACCAAGAAATTGGTATGACCCAAAAAGAGCGTCAGAGCTTCAGCATTATGCGAGCTATCCACGCTCTGGCTAACCCCACTGATCGTCGCGCCCAAGAAGCTGCTGCTTTCGAGTTTGCAGCATCTCGCGCCGCTGCTGACCAGTATGGCACCACCTCTCAAGGCATTATGCTCCCAGCAGAAGTTCTGCGTAACTGGAAGCGTGATATGTCTGTCGGCAATGACGGCGACTTGTCTGCTGAGGACTTCAAAGGCGAAGAGTTCATCGACGCACTGCGTAACGCTTCTAGCGTAATGCAAGCTGGCGCTCGTATGCTCGGCGGTTTGACTGGTGATGTTAAGATCCCCAAGAAGACTGCTGCTTCTACTGCTGCGTTTGTTAATGGTGAGGGTACGGCTGCTGCTGAATCCGAAATGACCATCGGCAATGTAAGCATGTCTCCAAAGACTCTTGGTGCATTCACCGACGTAACTCGTCAGCTGATTATCCAAAGTTCTCTGGATGTCGAAGCTCTCATCCGTGATGACCTTGCATCTTCAATTGCTATTGCAATCGACAATGCTGGTCTGGAAGGTTCTGGCTCCGCAGGAAACCCAACAGGTATCTTGAACCAGACTGGTGTTAACCAAGTAACGAACTTCGCCGCTGCTAATCCGACGTTTGCTGAAGTAGTAACGCTGGAAACCGCTGTAGCTGAAGACAACGCCCTGATGGGTAACTTGGCATACATCCTTCCTGCAAGCATGTACGGCGCGTTGAAGACCACTGAGAAGGCCACCAACACTGCTCAATTCGTAGTTGAGCCGGGCGGCACGATGAATGGCTACAACGCTATCGTCTCCAACCAAGCTACTGCTGGAAACCTGTACTTCGGTAACTTTGCAGACCTGCTGATCGGTATGTTCGGCGGTCTGGATATTGTTGTCGATCCGTATACGGCATCTAGCTCAGGTACGGTACGAGTAGTTGCTCTGCAATCTGTAGACGTAGCAGTACGTCACGCAGTGAGCTTCGCATTCGGTAACGACGGCGCATAAAGCTGACGAAGCCCCTCACCTTCGGGTGGGGGGTCTTCCTTGGAGGTAATATGAAGTACAAGGTATTGAAGCGCTGCGCAGTCCGAGGGGTTTCTTGGAATCCCGGCGACATCGTAGAAAGCGGAAAAGACTTTGATGAAGTAGATGTAAATGGTTTGATGGGTATAGGTCGTATTGCGCCCCACGATGAGCCTGCAAAAACGGAAGACCGTTCTATAGGTCTTGGGGAAGAGAAGCCTCGTAGACGAGCAAGAAAGAAGGCTGACTAATGGCTGTAGAGACTGCGGCAGACAGGCTAGTAATGCTATCTGACTTTGGGATTGACGTATCTTATACGCTCCAAGGCGGTTCTGCCGTGACGTACAAGGCTATTGTGGATAACGATTACGAGGCAGTTGAGGCCGGAGGCACTGTTGCTTTCGCTGTTAGCCGCCCTCGATTGACGATGAGAACAGCAGACATATCAACTGCTGCGGAGGGTGACACGGTTGCTTATGAAGGCAATACATACACCGTCAACATCGTTATGGCTGATGGGACAGGTATCACTGAATTGATGGTGAGCAAAAACTAATGCCGCATGTAAGACAGTCTATTAGAGAGAACGTAGAGACCACGCTTACTGGTCTGACTACTACAGGTTCTCGAGTTTACGCAAGCAGGGTATTTCCGTTAGCCGCTGACAAACTACCGGGCTTGGCTATCTACAGCTCCGACGAGTCAACGGAATATGTGACCACGGGATTGCCTAGAACGCAGCTTCGCACTCTCTCCATCAATGTTGAGGCTTATGTTCGCGGAAACTCTAACTATGATGACTCTCTCGACACTATATGTTCGGAGATCGAGGCCGCACTTTATACCGATGGTACGAGGGGTGGGTACGCAAAGGACACGAAGATAACGGCTATGGACTCAGAGTTCTCTGGCGACGGGGATCAGCCTGTAGCAAGGGCGACGTTGCGTGTTGAAGTGGAATACGCGACTAAAGAAAACGACGTAACAACGGCGGTTTAGCATGATCGAAATGAAGTACAACGAATCAATCATCTTGGTGTCTTCTCACCGGGCTGAATACTTAGAATCAAAGGGCTGGGTTCGGACGGACGCTGCTATTGATGAAACCCCCGCGCAAGCGGAAGAAACTGATGAATCCGAGGAGGATTAAAAATGGCTACTCATATCGGAAGAGATGGGGTTGTTAAGGTCGGTAGTAATGCTGTTGCAGAAGTCCGTTCCTTTTCTATCAACCAGACCGCAGACACCGTAGAAGACACTACTATGGGTGATACTGCGCGCACTCACATCTTGACGCTTGAATCTTTTGACGGCTCTCTTGATGTGTTTTGGGATGAGACAGATACCTCTGGACAGGGCGCTCTTGGTGTTAACTCTTCGGTCACTCTGGAGTTGTACCCCGAAGGCGATTCCGCTGGAGACACCTATTACAGTGGCACTGCATTAGTGACTGGCTTGAGCATAAGCACATCTTTTGACGGGATGGTGGAAGCATCTATCACGGTTCAAGGAAGCGGAGCGCTAACAACGAGCACTGTTTAATGACAAAACTAATAGACCAAGCGGTTGCTCATTTTAGTAGCCGCGAAATAAGAAGTATGAATGTTCCCGAATGGGAAGCCACGGTGTATGCGAAGAATATGTCCCTCGATGCGAAGTCTCGCTTAGCGAAGCGCGCTGACGGGGACACATACGACTATCTCGTTTATGCCTGTATTTTGGGTTTGACCGATGAACAGGGTGAGCCGGTGTTTACTCTGGAAGACAAGGTGAAGCTCAAAAAGAGTGTTGACCCTGACATAGTGATTCGCCTTGGCAACTTTGCGTTAGGCATCGAGGGTGACGAAGAGCGAGATCCTGAAAAAAACTGATAGACGATCAGGGAGAGCCGACTGACTTGTTCTTGATGTTCGAGCTAGCCAGTCGCCTTGGTCAGCCCCTCTCAGTGATTATGGACATGACTGCGGACGAGTTTGAACACTGGTTCGTTTATTATCGCATCAAGCAGGAGATGGTGGATGGCCGCAAACGCTGACATTCTGGTAAGGGGGAGAGTCGATGACCAAATCTCCAAGCCTCTTGACAGAATAAACACCAAGATGAACGCCACTACCAAGGCTGGTAAGGACTTGGGTGGTCAGATGCGCTTGATGCGCGGTGGTGCTGGGCAGCTCGGTCATCAAATTCAGGACGTTGCAGTTCAGCTTCAGATGGGAACTGACGCGATGATCGTCTTCGGTCAGCAGGGTTCTCAGGTTGCGGCTTTGTTTGGGCCTAAAGGCGCAATGCTTGGTGGCTTTCTTGCTGTCGGGGCCGCCTTATCTGGGCCAGTAATCAACGCGCTCACTGGTGGTAGTACCGCTTTACAACAATTCCGAGATGATGCTCTTGAGGCTGCCGAATCTCTTTCTGAGTTAGAGGGCGCGTTACTAGAACAAGCTAGGGCTGCGCTTAGGACTGAGTTAAAGGAAGCTCTAACTGACGAGCTAAAACTAACTAGGCAGCTTGAAGAGGCGAAGGCGAGCTTAGCTGAATCGGAGCGGCAAAGAGAGATATTTGGCGATCTACCGCAGATAACTCGAAGTATCGAAGCCCTAAACGAGAAAATTACAAATTTAGAGGCGCAATTACAGTCGGCAGAGCCTCGCATTGCTAAGATGACAGACAATTTCAGGGGGCTTAACCCTGAACTTACTGCTTTGAATGAGGGTCTCGAAGAAGAAATAGCCTTACTCGGATTGGACGAAGTTCAGCAAGCTCGTCATACCCTAGCAACAATGAAGGGTACTGAGGCACAAAAGCAGCGTTATATGATGCTGGTTCAAGTCTTAGCTAGCAAACAAGAGAATATAGATAAAGCGGCAGAAGAAGCGGCAGCAGAGGAGGCTGCCTCTAAAAAGACTCAATCCGCGATAGATCAGTTGAACGGTAAGCTGCTAGAAGAGCATATCCGGCTATCTGGCGGGCAGGTTGCGTTAGAACTTTACCGGGCATCTTTGTTGGGCCTCGCTGCTGACTCTACAGAGGTATCACTCATTCTGGCTAACAATGCAGAAAGAGAGAGGCTGGCTCAAGAGAAGTTAGAAGAACAGCAGCAAAAAGCGAGGGATGCCCAGCGTAAAAGGGATGCAGAGAAACTAGCGGCTCAAAAAGAGCAGGACAAAGCTACGGCCTTGTCTATGGTTAATCAGTTTTCTACTTTGGATACTGGAAGCAAAAAAATGTTTCGCATCCAAAAAGCGTTTGGTATCGCAGCGGCGACCATAAGCACCTTTGAGGCGGTCAACAATGCTCTCGCTCTGAAATTGCCCCCTCCGATCCCACAGATTATGGCTGGTGTTGCCTTAACAACTGGTTTGGCTAATGTTGCTCAAATAAAAGCCCAGAGTTTTGAGGGCGGTGGTTTTACCGGGTACGGCGCTCGAGCCGGTGGATTAGATGGCAAGGGTGGTCGCATGGCTATGATTCACCCTAACGAAACGGTTATTGACCACAAGAAAGGTGGCTCGTCTGGGATCACTGTAATTAACAACGTGGACGCTAGAGGCTCTGGCGCTGACGTAGACCAAAAGATCAAAAGCGCTATGTCCCAGACCAGCCAGCAGACTATAATGACTATTCAAGATTTGATGCGCCGTGGGAGGTTCGCGTAAATGACTACCTTTACCTTCCCAAGCATTACTCCAACTACTAATACGTTTGAGCTAGTTGCTAACACGCGCACATTCCAGTCGCCTCTGACCAACGCAGTGCAGACCAGCTCTCGCAAGGGTTCTCTGTGGCGCGCTAGCTTGCAGTTCAACAACTTGTCTGGTGATGACCGGCAAGAGATGCAAGCCTTCTTAGTGAAGCTGAACGGTCAGGAGCATCGGTTCAGATTGCACGATCATTCCTTTACTCGTAGGGGTGCGGGTGGTGGGAACCTTGTGGTCAACGGTGGTAGCCAATCGGGTACCAGTCTGGTCTGCGATGGTGCGACTGCTAACGTGTCTGGGTACTTGAAAGCTGGGGACTATATCTCCTTCAATAACGAGCTTCACATGGTAGTTGCTCAGGCTGACTCAGATTCTTCTGGCAATGTTACGTTAAGTATCGCTCCACCAATCCGCAAGACACCGCCCGATGATACGGTTGTCACTTACACCTCCCCGGTAAGGGGCGTGTTCATGCTTGCTGGCCCAGCCTCTTGGGATACGCAGCCCGGAATCTATAGCAGCTTCAGCATCGAAGCAGTAGAGGATGTTCTGGCATGAGTCGAGGCTTTCCGTCAGCGGTACTCACTGCGCTGTCTGAGCAGCACGTTGTACTTGTCACCTTTGCCGAGCTGCAATTCCCAAGTGGAACTCTGTATTTGCACAACTCGATTGGCACCTACACATGGGGTGGGCAGGATTGGCTGGGTGTTGGAGACCTTGGCGAAATCAGCCAAATTGAGGAAGGGGCAGAGATTAGCCCTTATAAAATCAACCTCTCCCTCTCTGGTTTGGATGCTGACATCTCTGGTGCTGCTCTCACTGAAGACTACTACCTCCAGCCAGTTAAGGTTTATCTTGGCGTTTTAGATTCTAGTGATGACCTGATTGCTGACCCTACCGTTATCTGGGAGGGGTCGATGGATCAGATGGTGGTCTCTGTTGGCGCGGAGGGCGGGGACGCTATCTCTCTCACTGCGGAGTCAGAGCTTGCCCGATTCGATAAAGCGTCAAACCTTCGGTATACGGATACCCAGCAGCAAAGTGATTTCTCTGGCGATGTTGCTTTTGAATTCATGGCTGATATTGAGGGTGCGAAAATCCGATGGGGTGATGAGAAGTCTGACCCCGTCGCTGGCGTTAAGCGTTCACCACGCACCACTCCGACCGGCCCTCCTGACGTGAACCCAGCCTAGCCATGAAGGTATACGCTGCACTAAACAAGTGGGAACGTCGCACATTTATGTACGGTGATGCTGACTGCTGCCAGTTCGCAGCATTCATAGTAAAAGAGTTGACCGGCAAAGACTACGCCGAGCAGTTTCAGTACGAGTCAGAGGCACAGGCAGAATTGCTGATAGGCCGAGAGGGTGAGCTAGTGGACTTTATTGGGAGCATCTTGGGTGATGTTAGCTCTGACATAAAAGACGGTGATCCTTGTGTAGTGGATGTACCCATTGCAGGGCAGGTTTGCGGAATCAAGCTGTCTGACAAGGTGGTTTGCTTAACTGAGAAAGGTATGACCCAGATTCCAGACCGATACATAGTCGCCGGATGGAGCGTATAGAATGCCGCCAGCTGTAGCGTTTGTAACAACAGTCGCGAAAATAGTTATCGGCGCGGTAGAAACTATCGGTGTTATAGCGACTGGGGCTAGTTTTGGAGCGGCGGGCAGTATTGTTGCGGGCATAGCGTTAGTAGCAGCTCCGGCGGCGCTAAAAGCGTTGATGCCAGATATTTCAATGCCTCAATCTGACAACGACCAGACGCGTCAACA